ATGGCGCGGCCGAGTGAACCCGCCACGGATTGCCGCTTCTCGACAAAGGTGGCAGTTGGCACCGCGCAAGCCATGGAGTCTCGCGGACTTGGACACGCCGAGCGCGAGCTCCAGGCGGACGCGGACTGCCACTTTGCCGGTCCGCCGGTCCCCGCAGAAACCGTTGGCCCGAACATTCCGGGAAACTCGCCGAGTTTGCACACCACCGAGCCTCGTTCACCAGGAGCACTTGGCACGCACCTTCCGGAAAAGACGTCGAGTTTGCACACCACCGAGCTGCGTTCAGTAGCAGGCGCCGCCGTAGCGATGCGTACCGGCGAGCACGGCGCGCGTCAGCCGCGCGTAGGTGAGACCGACCGGCAGGGCACGGGTGATGCCGCAGTGGGGCCCGAGGACGCGGCAGGCGCGGACGTACGCGATTTGACAGGGCTCAGGACGGGGGGATGGGGCGATCGCCCGTTTTCGGCGGTCGCGCCGGGCGTTCCTACTGCCGTCTCGCACCGGGAAGCGACCATGGAAATGGACGCGCTCGCAAGTACCGGCAATCGCGTATGCGCGAATTTGGAAACGCCGGCCCCACGAAATGAACGGCGTCTAATTAGGGCCTACTCCGAGTCCACCGTCCCTGCTCATATGGATTTTCCGTACGGCAAGGGTCGTGCCGAAGTCGGGAACACGGAGGTCCCGGGCCAGGAAAATGAACGTTCGCTTTCCGCGAACCACAACGCCCTCGCGACGCGGCTCGCCTCAGCAGGCCAAGCCGCGCACAGCCGCCCAGATGTCGTCGTCGCTCGGGGCGGCGTAGATGGTGGTCGTATCGACGCTCTTGTGCCGGGCGACCCGCTGGGTGAGCCGGATGTCGCGGGTGGTGCGGTACACGTTCGTCAAAGCCGAGTGCCTCAGCGCGTGGAAGTTGAACAGGCGATCGAATCCCGCGCGCTGCTGCCAGAGCCTGAACAGGTAGCGCAGCGTGCGAGTCGCGATCCGCTGCCGGCGGCGCGAGACGAAGAGCGGGGCGGTGGGCTCGAGGCTCTCGCCCTGGGCGCGCTTCCAGGTGATGAACTTGCGGAGCTTGTACCAGGCGCTATCGGGCAAGAACACGTCCTGGATTGCCGGCGCGGAGGTGGAGCGCTTGAAGGTCCGCAGGGTGATGCGGCGTCGCACCCGGCCGTCCTCGAGCAGAACGTCGCCGACGTCGAGCGCGGCGAGTTCGTGCTCGCGGAGCGCAGTCCCGAGCGCAAGGGCGAAGATGACATGATCGCGGAACCCGTCCCGGTGCTCGCCGGTGATCTTGAGCAGTCGGGCCTGATCGATGCTGGTGAGGGTGCGGGGCGGGCGGCGAACGGCCGCAGCGTACGCGGGCATGAGGAACCTCCGGTGGACACACATGCGTCTTCGTCGGCAGAAAGCAAGTCCAATGCGCGAGGGCCCTTGCTCGTCGCCAAGCGCACGGAGGAGGACTTGCTCGATTGGCTCGGCACCGAGCTCGGCTTTCTGACCGGCATCGGCATGTACAACGAGGAGCCGCTAGTCTTCGAGCCGTATCAAGTGGCTTTTTTGAGCTCGACTCGGCGCTACCGCTGGGTCGAAAAAGCGCGTCAGGTCGGGTTCTCGTTTTTGTTTGCGTGCGAGGCGGTCGCGCGCTGCCACCTGCGCGACGCGCACACGTCCGTCATGGTCAGCTACAACCTGGAGGACGCGAAGGAGAAGGTGAACTACGCCCGCCAGCTCGCCGAGGAGCTGCCGCTGGCCTACCGGAAAAAGCTGGTCTCGGACTCCAAGACCGAGCTGGGCTTTCTTTCGAACGGCGCATCGAAACGCGTGTCGCGGATCATCTCGAATCCATCGAAGGCCCCCCGAGGAAAGCGCGGGGATCTCTACCTCGACGAATTGGCGCACTACGCCAACGATCGCGAGGTCTACAAAGGCTCGACCGCGCTCATCTTGCGATCGCGCGGCCAGCTCACGGGGTGCTCGTCGCCGCTCGGCCGCCGCGGCGTGTTCTGGGAGATCGCCAAGCAGGAGCTGCGCAAGTACCGCGCGTACTGGCGGCAGCAGGTCCCGTGGTGGCTGTGCCGGTTCTTCTGCGTCGATGTCCCGCGCGCCGCCAAGGCAGCGCCCCTGATGCCGACCGAGGAGCGCGTTCGCACCTTCGGGACCAAGGACATCCAGGACCAACTCGACTCGCTACCGCTCGAGGACTTCCAGGAAGAATTCGAAGTTCTCTACAGCGACGAGTCCTATTCGTTCTATCCGTACGAGCTCATCCTGCCGAGCACGAGTGATGACCTCGTGCTCGCCGACGACTTCGCGACCTTCGGTGACGTCGCCGGCCGGCTGGTCGCCGGGTTCGATGTCGGTCGCAAGCGCGATCTGTCCGAGCTGTCCATCTTCGAGGACCTCGGCGGCAAGAAGGTATGCCGGCTGCTTCGCAGCTACGACCGCGTGCCGTTCGCCGACCAGGAGGCCGACCTCCGCCGCATGCTGGCGACGCTGCCGATCGGCCGGCTGTCGATCGACCAGAACGGCATCGGCATGCATCTGGCCGAGAACCTCGGCCGCGACTTCGGTCAGGTCGTGCCCGAGACGTTCTCGAACGAGTCCAAGGAGATCTGGGCCACCGACTTCAAGATCCTCCTGCAGCGCAAGGACGTGGTGCTGCCGAAAGATCGCCAGCTCGTCGCGCAGATCCACAGCATCAAACGCCGGCTGACGCCCACCGGCAAGCCGTCGTTCGAACCCGAGCGCGAGGAGATCGGCAAGGGACATGCCGACCGCTTCTGGAGCGTCGCGCTCGCCTGTCAGAAAGAGCGCGGGCCATTGCCCGGCGCCGTCCCAGAAATCCACGTGAGGGTGATCGGATAACCGTCAATGCAAATATCGCCAACCAGAGATGACCACGTACGAAGCCCGATCGAGCGCTTGCTGCGCTTCCTGGACAAGCTCGCGTCGAGCAGCTTCTTCGGGAAGGTAACCGTCAGCTTTCAGAGCGGACGCGTGTGCGACGTGAAGATCGAGCAGACCAAGAAGCTCGACGAGCTGTAAGCGCAGGCACGAAACCAGAACGAACGGGGACGTCGAGACACTCGAGCCCCGGTGGCAGGTCCACCTCCCCACGCCTGCCCCGGGGCTCTTTCCTTTTCGGCACGCAGGAATGCCAATGAACCACCAGGTCCACATCTTTCAGATCGATCGCGACGCCAAGCCGGCGGACCGCGCGCAGGCGGTGGGCGGCCTCGCGGTCACGGCGGACATCCACGAGGATGCGCGGCGCGCGGCGCTCGCACGCCTCCAGGCCGACGGCCGGACCGTCCGCTCGCTCTCGTTCCTCGTCGACGGTAGCTTCGCCGCGGTCGTCACGCAGCCGGCGCCGAGCCCGAGCCCCGCCAACGTCCGCCGCGCACGAGCAGGTGGCTGATGGCCCGCCCGGAGAAGGTCACGCTCGAGGTGCCCGCCGAAGTCGGCGTCGGCCCGGCCGTGAGCGTCTTTCGCTTCCGCGACAAGACCGTGCAGGTCTCGGGACCGTTCGTCGGCTCGCTACAGCTCGAGGGCAGCATCAACGGGAACGACTTCGACCCGATCGGCGCGCCGGTGACGACGCCTGGGTTCTTCCTGGTGCCGGTCACCGTCGCGTTCATTCGGGTCCGGGTCAACCAGCTCGCGTCCGGCACGCCCACGGCGGTGGCCGCAGGATTCGACTTTCGAGCCGAGTAGATGGACGTGATGGACAACAGCACAGAGCCGGGCGTCGACATCGGGAGCGCCGTGCGCGAACTCGGGGACCGCATCACCCTGATCAAGGCGCACATCGTTGGCCAGGATCGGGTCGCTGACTCCAACGCGCTGCCGTGGACCGATATCGATCAGCGCGAGCAGGTGTTCGCCGGCATGGGCGTGGTCACGCCGCCGTACGACCCCGAGACGCTGGCGATCTTGTTCGAGAACTCGAGCTCGCTCCGTCAGAACGTCGACGCCTACGTCACCAACATCGATGCGTTCGGTCATCGCTTCGAGCCCGTCATCGACCTCGACGCCAGCGACGTCGACCACCGGATCGCCAACGCGCTCATCGTCGAGCGCCAGCGTAAGAAAGACGATCCTCGGCACCGGGACGACCCGACGGTTCAGGCGCTGGCGGCGATGCCGACTCCCCAGGAGGTGGCCGCAAAGAAGGCGGAGGTCACCGAGCACATGCGCGTCGAGCGCTCGCGCCTGGAGAACTTCTTCGACTTCTGCTGCGTCGACCTCTCGTTCGTCACGCTGCGTCGGCGCACGCGCCAGGACATCGAGGTGATGGGCAACGGCTACTGGGAGGTGTTGCGCGACGGCGGCGGCGACATCGTCCAGTTCGTTTACCTACCCGGCTTCACCATGCGGCTCCTGCCGCTCGACCTTCAGCTCGTCGACGTCGACATTAACGTCAAGATCTCCGAGATCTCGTTCGACACGATGAGGGTGCGCCGGCGGTTCCGGCGCTATGTCCAGGTGTTCGAGAACCAGGTGGTCTATTTCAAGGAGTTCGGCGACCCGCGGGTACTGTCGCGCACGCACGGTCTGTTCTACGGCTCGGTCGACGAGCTCCTCGAGAAGGACGCCAGCGACGGGCCCGCGACGGAGATCCTCCACTTCAAGCTCCACAATCCGCGCTCGGCGTACGGCACGCCGCGGTGGATCGGCAACCTGCTCTCGGTCCTGGGCTCGCGCCAGGCCGAGGAGGTGAACTTCCTCTACTTCGAGAACAAGAGCGTGCCGCCGCTCGCGCTGCTGGTCTCGGGCGGGCGGCTGTCGGCGCAGTCGATCCCGCGCATCGAGAGCTTCATCGAGACCCACATCCGCGGGAAGAAGAACTTCCACAAGATCCTCATCCTGGAGGCCGAGCCGGCGGGCAGCGGCGGGGGGCTCGACCACACCGGGCGGATGAAGATCGAGCTGCGACCGCTGACGAACGCGCAGCAGTCCGACGCGCTCTTCCAGAACTACGACGAGCGCAACATGGACAAGGTCGGGCAGTCGTTTCGGCTGCCGCGGCTCCTGCGCGGCGACATCCGCGACTTCAATCGATCTACCGGCGACTCAGCGTTGATGTTCGCGGAGATGCAGGTGTTTCAGCCCGAACGTGAGGAGTTCGACTTCGTCATCAATCGCAAGGTGCTCGCCGACATGGGGATTCGGTTCTGGCGGTTCCGTTCGAACTCGCCGGTGACGCGCGACCCCGCGGCGATGGCGGAGATCGTTCGCGGGCTCGTGAACGCGAACATCCTGACGCCCGAGGAGGGCCGCATGCTCGCGAGCGACGTCTTCAACCGCGAGTTCAAGAAGATCTCGGCGTCGTGGGTGAAGCAGCCGGTGTCGCTGACCTTGGCCGGTATCCCGCCGACGCCGGAGCCCGAGAGCACGCTGGTTGGTCCCGAGGTCCAGAAGGACCGAGGCGACATATCCACCCATGACCTCGCCGCGGCCGGCGGGCAGCTCGCCCCTGCGCAAGGCCTGCCCGGTCGACGTCAGCGCCGCGGGCACTTCGATCTCGCCGGCGAGGCTGCACGCCTCATCGCGATCCGCAACGCGCTGCGCGACGCCGAAGCCGGCGAGGCCGCGCGCGACTTCCACCAGACCAAGCGCGCCGAGCTCGAGCGCGAAGTCGTCAACGTGCCAGCCGCAGAGCTGGCGAGCTGGTTCGAAAAGGAAAGCACACCATGAGAGAGCGTCCCCATCACCTGCGACCCGGCGTCGACACCGTTCGCGTCGCGCTCGTCTATCGCGACTTCGGCGGCGACGGGGTTTCCCACGTCGGGCTCGGCGTCAGCGCCGCGTACACCGCGAAGACCCTCCGCCACCACGGCATCTGGGCCGAGGTCTGGTCGGCGGGGAGCGCCCAGAAGCTTGTCGAGCGACTTCGCCACACACACACAAACGCCGATCAGCGCGGCGAACCCCGCCCGACCCACGTCGTCCTGGCTGCGCCGTGGATCCCCACCCCCAACCTCGCGGGGATCGCCGCCGAGTTCCCCGAGGTGACGTTCAGCGTGATCAGCCACTCGAGCGTCGGCTTCCTCGCGGCCGATCCGCACGCGATCCGCCTCCTGCGCGAGACCGCCGACCTCCAGCTCGGGACCCACAACGTGTTCGTCGGTGGCAACTCGCGCAAGTTCACCGACTGGGCCACCGAGGCGTGGGGCGTCCACGCGGTGTACCTGCCGAACCTCTACTGCACCGCCGAGACCTTCCCCCAGCACGACCGGCGCTGGCAGGGCGGCGCGCTGCGACTTGGGCTGTTCGGCGCCAACCGCCCGCTCAAGAACTTCCTGTCGGGCGCGGCCGCGGCAGTCGAGATGGCGCGCCGGCTCCGCGTGCCGATCGAGCTCCTCCTGTCGAGCGGGCGCAACGAAGGCGGCGACGTGCGCGCGTTCGACGAGATGACGGAGAACATCGCCAACCTGCGCGTCACCCGCACCGGGTGGCTGCCGTGGCCGAGCTTCCGGCGCTTGCTTCGCACCGTCGACTTGGTGTTCCAGGTCAGCTACACCGAGACCTTCAACGTCGTCACCGCGGACGCGATCGCCGAGGGCGTGCCGGTCGTGGTAAGCGACGCGATCGAGTGGGTGCCCCGGTGGTGGCAGGCGCGCGCCGACGAGCCGCTCGACGTCTCACGCGTCGCCGAGCGCCTGCTTCGCGATCCGAACACGCCGCGCCACGGCCGCGAGGCGCTGCAGGCGTACGTCGACGCCGGCGTGGTCGCCTGGTGGCGGTTTCTTTGCCCCGAACTCGCCGGCATCGCTCGCACCGCGGCACCGACACAGACCGCCACGGACCGCGCATGACGGGCGCCGGCCTGTTCACCGCCGCGGTCGCCGCCGCCGATGACCTGCTTCGCGACGTGTATCGCCTCGACGTGGCCAAGGCCCTCGATCCGTTGGATCGACGGGACTTCCTGGTCCTGGTCCAGCGCCTCGGCCGCGCGCTGCACGGCGTCTCGCGGGACGCGGAGGCGGACGCGCTGCGGCGCGCGTTCGCGACCCTTGACGTCGACTGGCCAAACCTCTCATCCCGGGCACGCGACGAGGTACTCCGCGCGGCGCGCCAGGCGCTGCACGGCGCCCAAGCCAAGGTCCTGCCCCGCGTCGATCAGATCTTCGAGCTCGAGGGCGAGAAGGTCGTCGCCGGCACCCGCCGGGCGACCGTGCGCCGGTTCGGCCTCCACATCGGCGCCGAGACGACGCGCACGGACGAGCGGATCGCCACGTTCGTGCGCCAGAGCGAGAGCAACTTCATCCGCGACGAATACGGCCGCCGGCGGGACGAGCTCGGCCAGCGCGCCCGCGACATCGTGGCGTCGGGCCTCGAGCAGGGCCTCGGCCGCGACGATATCACCGCCGAGCTGTCCGCGAGCCTGGGCACCGTCGTCAGCCGGGGCAAGCCGTACTGGGAGACGGTCGCGACGAGCTTCGCCAACCGCGGGCGGACGTACACGCAGCTCGCGGCGTTCGACGAAGCGGATATCGAGGTGTTCCGGTTCGAAGCGGTGCTCGACGAGGTGACCAGCGAGATCTGCCGGTTCATGCACGGCCGCGAGTTCAGCGTCGAGCGCGCGATGCAGCGCTTCGACGATGTCGAACAGGCGCGCGACCCGGAAGCCATCGCCGACCTCCAGCCCTGGGTACGGACCGGCGCCGATGATGACGGTAACCAGCTCCTGTTCTACGAGCGTGGCGGCCGCCGCCGCGCCGTGGCGCAGGTCGATGAGGCGGCCGTTGGCCACGCCGACAAGGTCGGCCGCTACTCGCACGCGCTGGGCAACGACGAACTCGAGGCCGCTGGCGTGACCGTGCCGCCGCTGCACGGCCGCTGTCGCTCGACCATCGTGGTGGAGGGCTGAGGCGATGACTGGATCCTTCGTGGACCTCGTCGAGCGCGGCCAGTACGAGTGCGCCGTGCTGGGTATCGAGCGCGCGGTGACGCGGAGCTTCGAGGTCGACGGCGCTCGGATGACCGATGCCGAGGTCCGACATCGGTTCGGCATCTGCGAGCGTCTGTTCCGCCAGCTCCGCGGCGACCTGGGCTGGGGCCTGCAGCGTGTGCTCGACCGCCTGCCGCATTACCTCCGTTGCGAGCTCGACGGCCAGACCTGGGAGCCCGACCCGCGGACCATCTGGATGCCCCAGGACGGGCAGTAACCAACCAGGAGAACCATGAAGACGAAGACCAAGACCATGCTGGACGACATCTCGACGACGATCGAGCGGGTCGTGAAGAACCTGCAGGGAACCGCGGCACCGAAGAAGAAGCGGATGCGGCTCGGAGAGTTCGTGGGCTATGCGATCGCGCAGATCGAGAAGGCCGCCCAGGACGGGCCCGAGGTGGCGAAGCGTCGCCTCGGCACCCTCAAGCGGAACGTGGACGACGTACTCGCTCGTGTCGCCAAGCTCGACCCTGAAGATACAGAGAGCGAGAACATCGACGTCGAGGTCGTCACCGCGTTCGCGCCCACCAAGACCGATGGCGACAAGCCCATGGAGGACCTCACCACCACCGCCGACCAGAGCTCCACGGAGATGTCCCCGACGTCGATCAAGCCGGGGACCGGGAACACGGCGTTCGCGGAGAACCTGGACGGCGTCGCCAAGGCGCTGCAGAAGATGAAGGAGGAGCTGGACGGCAAGCCCGACAAGCCCGGCAAGGGCAAGCCCGACAAGCAGGCGCGCACACCAGCGAACAAGGCCGACGGCGACGGTGACGGCTGGCCGCTCGACCTCAACACGGACTCGTTCCGCAAGGCGGCCCAGAAGGCCGACGACGCACCGACGTGGGGGTACGACCCCGAAGGCGTCGCCTCGCCGAAGGCCGGATGAGCACGACCGTGGGTTCGAAGCAGCCATCTCCTGCGGACGCAGCACTTCGTCGCGCAGGGGCCTTCCTGCGCGGCGTCCACCGCAAGCCGGCTGTTGCCGATGCGCCGCGGCGGCGGTCTGCGTCGGATGCGCGGCGAATTGCCAAGGGGAAGGACACGGCGCCCGATGAGCGGCAAATGCTGCTTCCCCACGTCACGCTGGGGACTCCGGAGGCGACGGTCATCGAGAAGACCATCTGGGGCTCGCCGGCAGGCAAGAAGCGCCTCGCAGCGCGCCTCGTGAAGCTCATCCCCGCGCACAAGGTCTACGTCGAGCCGTTCGCGGGCAGTGGCGCCGTGTTCTTCGAAAAGCCGCCGGTCGACACCGAGGTGCTCGCCGACGCGGACCCGGAGATCGCCGCCGCCTACCAGGCGCTGACGACGCTGACCGACGGCGAACTGGCCGCGCTCAAGAAGAAGGAGTGGACCGGCCGCAAGCAGATCTTCGAGGCGCTCAAGGAGGCGACGCCGCGCAGCAAGGTTGAGAAGCTCTACCGTTTCCTCTACCTGTCGCACTTCGCGTACGGGGCACTCCGCGGCAAGAGCTACGACGCTCACGCAGAAGGGATCGTGGCCCGCACCATCGCTCGCATCGAGAAGCACCGGGATCGCCTCCGCGGTGTGACGGTCCGCTCCGCCCACTACGCGGATGTCGTGAAGGAGTTCGACGGCAAGGATACGTTCTTCTTCCTTGACCCACCCTATCCGGGGCACAACGTCGAGGTCGGCGAGGACCGCTTCGATGAGGCCGAGTTTCGCAAGGTGCTCGACAGCATCAAGGGCAAGTTCCTGATCACCTACGGCACACGCGGAGAGCTCGACACCAAGGGCTTTCACGTCAAGAAGATCCGGACACCGCGAACCATCGCCTCGATGCGCGGCGTGGGCGGCCCGAAGACCCTGCCGCAGCTGCTCATCGCCAACTACGCCATCACCGAGAAGTCGCTCGGTCCGTACGCGCTCGACGACGTCGAGCACGCCGTGGAGCTCACGAGGGACGCCGCCGCGGACCTGGACCATGCCGGGGCGCTCGCGAAAGCACTCGCTCTGGAGGCGAACGAACCGTTCGTCGCAGCTCTCGCCGAGGAGCTCGCACGGTTCGATGGCGTCGGCGACGAGCGCGCCACGGCGCTCGCGCGTGAGCTGTTGCCGATCGCCGATCGACTTGCGCCGATGGTCGAGGCAGCGGTTCCATCGATGGCCAGCGCGCTTCGTGACGCAAGGCCGATCCTCGAGACGCTCGCGAAGAGGCAGTCGAACCATCCCATCTCCGATCCTACTGCCACCGACGCCGAGCACACTCGGCTCTCGGTCGCGCTCGACAAGCGCATCCCGCTGCTCAAGACCGGCGAGGAGCGCTACGTGCTCGGGGTCGTGCTCGAGCCGGAGACCGTCGATGCGCAGAACGACATCTACTCTGCCGCCGAAGTACGCGAGGCCGCGCACCGGTTCATGGAGGAGTACCAGAACGTCGGCCTCATGCACCGCGGCTTCGTGAACGGCAAGGTGAAGATCCTCGAGTCCTACGTGGCACCGGTAGCCTTCGAACTTGACGGCGCACAGGTCAAGAAGGGCACGTGGCTCCTCGCGGTGCGCGTTCTCGACGACGAGCTGTGGTCGCAGATCAAGGCTGGGGAGCTCACAGGGCTATCGATTGGAGGCAGCGCGGCCCGCTCAACCACATGAGTTCCCGTTAAGCATGACCACGCAATAAAGCAGCGTTAGCCGGACCACGACGAGCGATCACTTGACACGTGTATTGAAGATCCATACGATGAGTTGAAGGTGCAGCTAAGCACCAGGGGTAGTTGAAGAGACTCAAGCCCCGGCGATGACCAGCGCGGTCATCGCCGGGCTTTTTGCGTTTGAGGAGCCGTGGCGAACGAAGCGAATGCGACGAAGCAAGGGCCTGGCGATGACGAGGATGGCGTGCACCGCCTCCGCGATATCGTCGTCGAGGAGGTCTCGCTCGTGGATCGCGCGGCCAACAAGCGCCGGTTCCTGGTCGTGAAAAGGAGCGATGGCATGGCCAAGGCGAAGCAGGGAAACGACAGCAAGACCGACGAGGCGGACGCCGCGGCGGGATCCAAGAAGACGAAGAAGAAGACCAAGGCGAAGCCAGTGGACGACGAGATGGAGAAGGCCCGACGCCGGGCCGCTGCGGCGGGCGACGAAGAAGAAGAGACCGAGAAGGCTCGTCGCCGACCGCCTCTCGAGGATGAGGAGGACGAGACCGAGAAGGCTCGGAGCGACGACGACGACGAGACCGAGAAGGCTCGCGACGACGACGACGACGAGACCGAGAAGGTTCGCGACGACGCGGAAGAAGATGACGACGCCGAGGCCGAGAAGGTGCGTTCACACACGAAGGCGGCCGCCGGCAGGCGACCCAAGACCAACGGGGAGTCCAAGAACGGGACCACGGAGAAGGCGGAGGACGACGACGAGGATGATGACGAGGACGAAGACGAGATCGTCCTGGCGCCCGCGGTCAAGAACGCGGTGCTCCGTGTGCTCGCCCAGGCACTGGAGCGGCTCATGGCCGTCGCCAACCGGATCAAGGACGCAGACGAGCCGGACGACGAGACCGACGCCAGCGTGCCCGAAGACCTGGCGGACGAGCTCGACGACATCGGCGAGCTGCTCGAGGGCGTCGGTGAGCGCCTTCCCACTGCGAAGGGGGCGGTGGCGAAGGGTGGCGCCCGGATGGCGAAAGACCGGCTCGACCGCTTCCAGAAGGCGCTCGCGTTGCTCTCCGAGGTCTTGAAGGAGCTGACCGACGGCAAGGAACCCAAGGAGCCGACTGCCGGCGCCGCAGAGAAGAAGCTCGCGAAACGCGACGCCGTGCCCGGCATGGCGGATGTGGTCGCGAGCATCGGCGAGTTGACGCGCGTCGTGAAGCGGCAGGAGGAGCAGTTGGTCCAGATGCGCAAGACGCGGGGCACCTCCAACGCGATTCCGATCGACGGTGGCCGCCGCGAGCGCCGCGAGCCCCAGGATGTGAGCACGAGCGCGGAAACTGATGTGTTGCCCGGTCGCCTTGGGCACGGTTGA